TTACTCTCCCGTAATATACCTTATAATATTCCTCGCAATTACTGCAACTTCAGTACGCGTAGCCATTTTTTCAGGAGAAAACTCCGTATCAGTCACACCTTTAACTATACCCATTCTCGCAAGGTCTATGATGGCTTTTTCAGCGTAATGTCCTTCAATATCAACAAATGTCACAACATCTGCAGAACCTTTCTCCTTCAGCTCAAGTCCGCCAATCTTAACAAGTGCTGCAACCAACCCTTCGGCACACTCGTCAGCAAACTTCTCTGTTAAAATAACCGGCACATCAGTCGAGCTATCCATAAACCCGCACTCAACCAAAACGGAAGGCATTTTGGTTTCTCTGCACACGTAAAGATTCTGCTTGGGGCAAGGCACAGACCTGTTGCCCTTGAGCCCTGTCGCCTTTATCAATTCATCATAAATTATCTTCTGATACCTGAGCGACTCACTTGAAGCATCTGTATAGACAATAGAGATTATACCACCGCCCGAGCCACCGTTAATACCTGCATTGTGATGAACCGACAAATAAAAGTCAGCACCCCATGTATTGGCAGCCGTTACTCTCTTTGACAGAGATACATCAACAGCACCCGTGGTATCGTCCACACGAAGTATTTCATAACCGCCATACGATGCCATCTTCTTTTCAATCAGGTCACAAATCCTGTCGTTTAAAAACCACTCTCTTGTTTCTTTTGCATCCAACGACTTCAAAACCCTCTTGCCGGGAGTGTATAAACCGTGACCTGCATCAAGTGCTATTTTAAACATTTTCCGTTTCCTCCAATTCTTTTTCTGCTATTTCTTTATATTCCTCATCAGTTATTTCGTGAAAGCCCTCAGCCGTCTGTCCCACAGCAAGCATAATTCTCTTGCCAAAAATTTTACCATCAGTCAGCCACATTCCATCTGACGCATATAAAATAACTCTCTGTACCATACAATCCCTCCTTAATATGAGAACACCCAGTTGGGCTTCTCTGCAATAAGTGATTCAAAAACTTCCCTGCCGTCAGCAGCTCCCTCTGACGTTTCAAAGGCTACATCCACCTGACCTGATTTAAGGGTCACTGTTTTGCCCGAAGCCGTTTCGGACAGACAATCCATAATACTTTCAATACTTGCCTTATTCAATGGCGAATAACTCATGTCCAAATCCTGCCCGATAACTCCTGCAAAAGTAATCTCTTCAAGTGCTTCGCACCGTGCAAAAGGATGATTGAATGTCGTTGTTTCTTTCACAGTAAAGGTTCCCACTTCAACTAATGCAGAACAACCTAAAAACGGCCTGTATACCTCATCGGCACTAACTGTCGAAATATCTCCTATTTTTGTCAGCCCTGCCATACCGCCAAACGTCACCGCAAAATCAACACACTGCGAAAAATCCATTTCCACCTTACTTAAATCCGTGATGTTGACCGCTGATTGAAACATCCGATACGCATTTGTTACGTTCAGCTTATATTCAGGCTTGAACGTACTGTCATCAAAATAACCACCAATAAACGCCTGCGAGTAATCTGTTCTTGTGCCATTTGCCTGAAAAACATTCCAGTCGACATCTTCAGCATGCCCTGCTTCTAAAGTCTTTCCAACCTGAACTCCTGCGGTGAATGCTCTGTCGATTTCCATTGCCATCTCATCTAAAGAAAACTTCTCCGCCTTCTGACCGTAACCTCTCAGCCTGTCGGCAATAGCCGTCATCTTTTCATTAACACTCATCACCACTCACCTCCAAGAATTGCTTCTTCAACATAGGACTTTATTTCTGCCTTATCGCTTTCAGTCCAGTAGTCAGTGCCTTTTACCGGCACAATATCAGCAGCCATTCTGTTAAGCAATTCTATTTTTGACTGCACCTGACTAACAAGTGTTACAAAAACAGATACTTCTGTCGCTGAAGGCTCATGGTTCTTGCCTATTCCTTCGACAACTTCCGCCACAATGATTTTTGTTGTTATATAACTTTTTGAAGTGCTGCACAAAGCTATTTCCAGCCTTACTTCTCCGGGTATATCGTACACACTGTTTTCAGGTATATATACTCCTTTTCCGTCTGCGATTTCGCCTGTTCCCTCTACACAACTGCCATCTGCACGTTTTGCACGTACCACAAGCACGCAATCGTTTAAATTGACAGAATCGTCTAATCCCGAAAACTCAAATATTAGTTTATATGCTTTCACATCACCCGACACAAAAACAATATCCGAGGAAAGCACTTTTTCATTAGGACAGTCAAGTTTTAATTTGTAATTAATCATAGCTTTTCCTCCTATACCAGTATAAACTCCACGTCAACATTGACACTCTCACCGATTTCTCCCAGATTTTCGTCATAATTGATATAGCCGATTTTCATATTCAGTACCCCGTCCACAATAGTGGGTATTGCACGTATACGACTACGTGCCCTGTCGTAATAAAAGTACATATCATCCTCTTCATAAAAAGCCTCTGTCTCTCCTTTTCGTACAAGAGATGCAATTTTTCCATCAGCAATACTGTAGACAGATAAGCTTTCACGTTCCTTATGATGACCCATCTTTCCTATGGATATAATATATTTAAAGTTATTTCCGCCTATATCAAAGGATGCCGTTCCTTCAGCTACATGACGATCCAGAAGCACCAGTTCTACAGTTTCTTTAACAAAAAGCGGTGCATCTGTCACACTTTGATATCCGGGAAGCTTTCCGTGAGCAAACCTACGCTTGTCCTCTACAACTCCTTTTTCATCGATAATTGCCAGCATAACATAATCGCCTTCGGGTTCTTGTGTACTGCAACACGGATATGACGCATTTGCATTCTGCAAATCGTTCTTCAGATAAACGTAGTTCATCGCCCCAACAACATACGCCAGCTCCTCGCCACCTTCTTCTACTTCTATAACGGAACCGTCGTCAAAAAAAGCAAGTCCCGGATTTATAATCACTGTTCCATCGCCTGCTTGCACCACCTTTAATGTCAGGCAACTCTCAGGAACAACTCCTGAAGTGTAAAGTAACTTACCAGCCTCATTAAATCTGGATACATTGTAAGCAACACCGTTTTCAAAGCTATCCTCCACTCCCGACGTTACAAGTCTTTTTGTTATTTTGTTTACATCGTCTGCCGAATAAATTCCGTTGTCGGCAAAACTGTATTTATATGACATTTTCTACCTCCTGTGATATATCTGTTAAGGTCGGAACGGCACCTGAGCCATCCGCCTCATCCCAAATGTGAATTTGTGAAATTATTTTTTCCTGCTCACAGTAAAAATCCTCAGCGTAAAATCTTACTTTTACAATGTCTCCCAGATAAAAATCCTCCATATAAGAAAGTCCGGTCATACAATTAACCATATCAAGAACCTTTTTTTCCGAGAGTTCTTTTTCAGCAGAAACGGTATCGCGTGATGTAAGAGGTGCTGTCCACGAGAAAATCCCTTCGTCCTTCGGTTCGATTTTCACTAAATACGGTTCTGCTTTATCCGTCAATTCAAAAATTCCATCCGTACGTCTGCAAATTAAAATATCTCCCTCATGTATTTCCATACCTGCGAGCCTTCCGTCGTTTGACGCTATGTAATACTTTCCGTAATTATCCGTATTTATCGTCAGTTCCGGAATATTCTGCTGTGCATCCCATTTTCCCATGTTAGTGATAGAATGATAGAATATCCCGCCCGAAAACTCATTTTGCAAATCAAAATTATACTCACTATCATAAGAAGTATTGTATTTGTCGCAGAAAATAAGATTTTTATTCTTTTTTGCTTGCTTCATACGGAAGATAAAATGTCCATCGGAAAAATCTCTGTAAAACTCAAATCCCACATTCGGGTCGACTATTATTTCTTTTATTACTGAATAAACATCCGAAACCTTCTCCTGTACAAACTCTGACATATCGCTTTCGTCATCAATGCCGCAAAACTCAACAGCAAAATCGTTGTGCAGATACGTTTTCAAAACATACTCAATCAAAGCACTTCTGCTGCATTTTTCTCCCGTTGGAACGCTCACATCAGACGCCGAAAATTTTTCTACGGCAAATTTAGTAAGCAGCCATTCAGGAGTCCTTGTAAATACTGTGCACACATCAGCAATTTTGTATCCGGTCACAACGGACTGCGTATTCCCCTGCACCAGAAAAAGATACTTGTTTTCTGTCAGCAATCTCACAATATCCTCTGTTTTTTCCAACTGAAATTCACCATTTCCGTAACCGCAAAATTTCATTTCCCAATTGGCTGAGATATATCTGGGCACAATAAGCAAAATGTTAAAATCTCTGTCGTAAAATCTTATATCTTCAAATTTCATTTCTCTACCCCACTATACATCTGCCGAAACATAATTATTTGTGTGCTTGCACACAACCTGCAGCTCACCTGAAATTTCTTTTGTGACAACCTCTAACGTGCAAACCCCTGCTTCAACCGTAAACTCTGAAAGCTCAGAAAATTCATTCAGACAAGGTAAAATATTACCACGCTGGTTGCTGATTATTTTTCTTTTTTTTACATCCACAGTAATGAGTTCTTTTGCGCTTATGTCAGTGTTCAGCGTAAAAGACTTTCCGGTGTGCAGATTTTTTACAGTTATCCCGTAAGGACATTTTGCCCCCAATAGGGAATATATTTCCAAAACAGGTTCTGCCGGCACATCTCCTCTGTTTACCACATTATTTTTAAGTATTCTGTCTGAAAATGCACATTTCAGCACAAAAGGAGATGCTAGCCTTTTTTCTCTGCTGTTGAGTTCAGTTGCTGTTTCGTACAAATCTTCAAAAAACGGATAATCCGCACAAAACTGCACCGTAAACGGAACAAAAACACCCTTGCTTTGCCCCGGCTCGAAGCTCATACATCTGACACTTATCTTTTTTGTCTTTGCAAAAGCGGTTATATACAGTGTACCCGGTGCAGAAAAAATGTTTGCCGCGCGCGATAGTTGTTTCCTCGTTTTATCGCGCACATCACCTGAAATTGTTATGTATCTTTCGGTAATGTTTGCCCTGGTTACCATCTGCCCGGCCATATACGGATAACGCACTGCACTCACATCAGTTTCCGGCAAGGATATACCTTTTATTTGTGTGATATTCCACTCTTTTTGTCCACCGCCACACATGGTAATTTTTCCTCTTTCATTTTCGTATATAAGTCGCATAATACCTCCTTAAAATAACCCTCTGAAAAAAGCAAACAGTGCATCGTTTTTTGCATTTAATCTGGTTCTTGAGGTTGATGAGCGGTCACCGTAAAAATAGTACACCGGAGAAAATTCCGTATTCTGGACATTTGTAGTATTTTGCGATGCATCTATTTCGGTTGTTTCCACCACAATTCCTCTCAAAAAATCATTAACACGTGTCAACATTCCCTCCAGCACAACTTCACCAAGCTCCTCACCATACTCAAAAAATTCATCGGGAATTTCTTCAAACACCTCTGTAAGTTCCTCAGACACAGTCTTTGCAATTTCTGCAAACTCGTCACCGTAGTAATTTGTCGACATATTTTCTGCCAGATTTTGCTTTTCCTCATAGAGTTCAAAATGTCTGACAAAATCTTCATCATTTGCCTCCAGAAGTAAATCAGTCAGTATTTTTGCATCCTCAACCGACATATCTCTGAGTTCATCGAAAAACATAGCAAACACATCTTTGTCGATTTCTCCCGCTCTTTCTCTGAGCTTGGTTATGGAGTCGTTAAAGCTTTTGAGTTTTTCTATTTCCTTTTCGTAATCCACCAGCGAATAATCTACCATTTTAAGCGGATCACCGGTAGGCCAGTAGTTGTCCACCCATGTGACGTGAGTGTCAAAACCTGTAGGCGAACCGGCGTAATCTTTCAATTTTTCGCTATAATTCTGTCGTTGTTTTTCTACTTCGGCAAAAGCTGCGGTTCCCCACCTGATAATATCGTCTACTGTGTCGTTGACTCCATTGGAAATTTCATTATATATGCCCCTGATATTATCAATGTAGGCCTTTTGCTGTTCTTCCATCTGGCGCTCAATTTCATCATATTGTTTATTTTGTTCCGCAATCTTTTTTTCAGTTTCACGACGTTCCTCTTCTGCAAGTCTTTTCGATTCAGCTGCATGTTTTTCTTCAAGTTTGCGGGTTTCTTCCGCCAGTTTTTGAGCTTCCCTAATTTTTTCTTCGTTTGCCTTTTCCTCCAGTTTTTGAGCTTCCTTAATTTTTTCTTCATTTGCTTTTTCCTCTTCTTCACGAAGTTTTTCATATTCCTCAATTTTAGAAGTTCTGTAAGAATATATTTCTTCGGTATATTTGTACCATTCCTGGGTATCTCGCTGGAAGAATTCATCACGTGCTTCTTCAAGCATTCTGTAGTAATCTTCCTCGGTTATAATGCCGAATTCAAGCTGGTATTTTATAGCATCGTAACGTTGCTGAAAAAACTTTCTGACGTATCTGTCGGATTCTCTGAGTCTTTCCATGTATCCGTATTCATACAGTTCAGCCATTTCCTTCCCCAGTCGCTCCGCCTCTTGCCTTTGCCACTCGATATTAATACTATCCAACCTGTTTGCCTCCTTTTAAAACAAACATGACAATCCCTCTGCCACATCTATTTCTTTTTCATTTTTCAAACCGTATTTTGCCTTGAGATTTCTTATGTGACGTGCTGCTTTGCCATTTTTCACATCTGTTTCATCCATTGTCCTGATACGTATCAGGGTTCTAAAAGGATTATCATCTGCCAGATTTTCGAACAATGCACAAAATTTGTACCAGTGCATATCCGACTTTTCAAGATCTATGCCGTATTTCGAATAAAATCCGCTGTATATTGCGGACGCATCCTGACTAAACGAAAAAATTCTGCGTGAATTCTTTTTATCAGAGGACACGGAATATTCCGTGTCCCCATTCAAAAAAGCAAGCATTCCCCGAATTGCTGAAACAATATCCGGCGGAAGCTTTTCCCTGTAACACAGCTTCAACATCTGCGCAAGAGCGTGAGCATCCGCAAAACCCTTTTCCTCAGCCAGAACAGAAATCCTTATCCAATTTTTAAAAGATGTGTGAACTTGATATTTCTTTTCTGAAACAGTCACATAATCAGGCAAATTTTCCCACAGTAAATTACTCATTTGCTGCAAATGTAAGTGTCTGGGCGTCATCTGACAATACAGCCTTACCAAACACTTTTTCGCCTTTAGTGCTCATTGTACCGCTCAATGTATATGCATCGTTAGAATTTCCCTCATTTTCAACCATAACGGAGAAATCACGCATAATAGCTGAACACTCACCATTGTCATTTTTTGTGGAAATATCTGCGATTACAATTGAGCGGACCGCATCTGTTCCCATAATTTCATTGTCAGCGAGCTGAACAATATCTTCATGTACAGGATTCCCGCTGTAACGGTCAAAAGCAAACGAAATTGACGGACTGAACGCCACCACATCTGTCTGCTCAAAACTTTCGTCAATATATCTTCTTGAATATTCCACAGGATTTTTTGATGTATCCATTTTTGTAAAGCCGCACATTCTGTGATAAATCACATTGCCGTCTGTATCTTTCACGCCGTAATATGCAACCTTATCATGTCTGTTTATTAATTTACCTAACATAAAATTTCCTTTCCGCCTTAATGGCTCTTTGTTTTATAGTACAAAACAGCAACTAATGCTGTATATACAACCGTATCTGCCGAATATGACGCATTCTCGGCAGAAAAATCAGCACTTACAGAAATGGCTCTTTCCGGAAATAATTCGGGCAAAATTCTCTTTTCGTTATTTTCAGAAAACCACCTGCTGATATCTTCTGCCAGCCTGCGATTGTTGAGATTTTTCTCCATATCAACCCCGTAGGGCAAGCGGAGCCTCAGCGAAAATGTTTCTTTTATCAGCATATCACCATCTGTGTATGCCTTAATGATTTCACTTTTGCTCCTGCTGCCCACGGCGAAAGAATACGGATTTTTTCCCAAAAAATCAACGTTGTAATTAAAATCCGACAGATACGGACACCCCTTTATGTAATTTAATATTTCGTATACCATATCTGCCTCCTTGTTACAGCTTATCTGCACATTACTTTCGCATGCTGCACACGCTTACTTCCTTGCGTATTACGTGTGACCGATACAACAATGTAACGGTTTTCTTCCGGCGGAATATCATTTAAATCGTCCTCAAAAGCCACCACGTCCTGAGGCTGTATATCCGCCTGAGGATTCTGCATAATTCGCAATACTAAATAAGCATCGCGATCAAGCGTATCCGATAACCTGAAGTTTTGTGCAGTACCGGAGACCAGTACACGTTCCAGGATGATTTTTTTCCAGGTGTGTGTCTTTTCGTCATACCTGAAAACATATGCATTTTTCAGATACTTCATACAATATTTCCTCCGTACAGATACCCGCTTGCCTCAAGATAAGTTGTCAGAACATCCCATGCAAGAGAATATGTATTCTCGCTGTCTTTGTAATGTACGCTGTATCCATCGCAGCTCTCAGCCGTCACTGTCACGCGCGATGATTCTTCATAGAAAACATCGCACAATTCACACAGAGCAAAACATACGGGTGTTTCCGCATTCTTTACTCTGCCTCTTGTGGCACCGTAAAAATACGCCATTGCCTTCGGGTAAACCCGAGCAAATTCCTCCTCAGATAGAGAGCCGCAATACACCTCACTGTAATAAGAAAAATCTATAAATTCCATTTCACCATTCCTTTTGGATTATTCTGCGGTATTAACATAAATACCTTTTGCCTTGTTGTCATATACAAAGCAATCGTGATAGAGTCTGAACTGGAATTTCCACATATCCTTATCCTGATTTTCATCGGGAGTAAAGATTTTGGGCATTGCAAATTTCTGCACTTGAAGCACAGAACCGGGATACACCAACATAAAGTTGATTGTTTCAGCATCATCTGCCTTTTTAAAACCTGTAGCAGTTGCACCGTCAGCCAGCTCTACCTTTGTAGCAAATCTTGAAGAAGGAACGTAAACAACCTGCATGCCGTTATATGTTCCCATAATTGTATTCACTGCTGCATCACTGCCGTAGCAACGCGACACAGACTGGTTGAGCAACAGCTGCAAATCTGAATTTACAAATAAAATTCTTCCTTCCTCGGGAATTTCGTCTGCATCCATCTGCTTTTTCGCCTCATCAATTGCCAACAAAATATTGTCGGCAGTAAGTGTTCCTGACGCTTTTGAAATGCCGTCTGCAGACGCATACTTTGCAAATCTGTAAATATCGATTTCAGGGATTACCCACTCTCTCATAAAGCTTCCTGTTACAGCACCAAATGCCATGCCGAGAGTTTCTTCATTGTCCATTCTGTCAATGGAAAGCTCCTTACCTCTTTCCACAGACAGAGTCATTGTTTCCCATGTTGCTGTTACATCACCTTTGGGATAACCGTCTTCCCTTGAATAGTCGCCGAGACCCGTTGTTGAAGTTTTTAATATCTGAACTTTGTTTGCACCCACAAAATTTACCTGAGTGTCATTATCAAGAATCTGTGTAATCGACTGCTTTTTATAAATATCGTCAATCACGGGTAAGAATTTTTCTGCTAATGTAATACTGTTTGCCATTTTTATACCTCTTTCTTTCAATTAGTTGCCTTTATAAGGCTTTTAGTTAAGTTTTGCGGCGGCACGGGCATAGCTTGTAAATCCGTCATCTGATTTTGCGGCAGATAAATGTCTCATTCCGCTTGCCTGACGGTTATCATAAAACAAATAATCACAATCACTTTTAATTGCCTCTATCTGCTCTTCAATCCCCGAAACGCCTTCTTCTGAGATTAAGATTTTACCTTTGTCAATCAAAGCACTTACCGCTTTTAAATTTTTAGCACCTGCACCGATTAAAGCCTGAGACAACGCTCCGTCAATTTTTGATTCCTTCAGCTCCGAAGTGAGCTTTCCTACGCAAGCATTCAATTCATCTACCTGCAACTTTAATCCTTTCGCTTCATCCGCTTCCTGCCTGAAAGCGGCATTTTCATCTGCAAGACGCTTGTTTTCTTCTTTCAGCGAATTAACGGATTCGCCGTACTGTGCCATGATTTTCTCTGTTACTTCTTTAGAGAGTCCCAGCTCTCCTGTCAAAAAATCTCTTTTCATCTTTTTTCCTTTCTACGCATTTTTACGGAGTGCGACCCGATATATTAATCCTCGCTTACCACAACAGGTTCAAGGTCCATATTATTTACCTTTTCTTCTGCCTGCTCACGAGGTAATTTGTACACACGCGACAAATATTCTGCCGCATCAATTATTCCTGCCTCTTTTTCTGACAGTGCACGCTTTGCAACAGTTTCCGAATCGTCAATGATAGAGTCATCAAAATTAACTGTTATCTCCTGCAAATATTCCTCTCCCATAAGATACAGTACCGCACGCACCAGGGATTTTATTACACTTTCAGCAATCAGCTCGTGTTTTTTTAGATTTCTGAAAAGGTCCGACTGCTCCGATACAATCTGAGTAGCAGTTTTCAGCCTGCCGGTCTGATAGCTGTATTTTCCCGAACCGAAACCGCACAAATCCGAAAGCAAATCAAGATTTCTCTGTAAGCCAGTTTCGTGGGCATCGGCACGTAATTCCATGTTGATTTCATTTATAGAAAAATCCTCCGGATCAGCACCTGAAAATGCATAAAATTCAGTATCATTATCATCAAACACCGGCAGAATATCGCCCTGCTGTTCCATTTCTATTTTAGCCATGGAAAGCGGTACAACAATTCTTTTTTTGCCCAAACGATACTCGTTTTGATAACTGTCATACACCAAATCTATACCCTCTAAAATGTCAATGGCATTGCCGTATATGGAAATGCCCATAGGGCTATCGGGACAAATGTTGTTTGCCGTATTCGGCGTTATAATCTGAAAAAGAGCAACATCTGATCCTGTATGAAATTCTTCTGCCACATCCGGCGGCAGCGGTGCTTCTTTTTTGGTACGTTCACATATAAGCTTGTTTTTAACCACATATTTCCCCTGCTCCAGCACATGAATGTTAACATATGTATGCATCTCACCGTAAATCATCATACGACTGGCAAATGCACATTCTGTAATCTTGCCGTTTGAAAAAGCAAGAGGATAAATCATATTTGCTCTTACATAGTCAATCATAACTCCGTCTTTTGTTTTGTGTTCAACAAAAGCAGCAGTACCCAAAGCAAACGCCTGCTCTACCAACCTGTTTGCACAAACCTTGAAGTTGTTTTCCGAAAAAACTCTGTCCAGCACCTGCTGTGCCGTTTTTGTTTTTGCTATAACTTCCACCTTTTCGTTCAGAAGTAAATCTGCCCAATCCTCACAGACGCGTTTTGCCATCGAAAGAGACTTTCTTGTTCTTCTGAGTACACGTTTGCCGTTGTACTGACGATATTCGTGAAAGGAATCCACCTTTCCCTCATACCAGGACATCCACAGATCTATGGGCATATTCATTCCTTCGGGCAACGGTGTGTAACCCATATCTTTAAGTATTTTTTTTACCATACTTTTCTCCTTTTGTTTAAATTTTGCTTATCATATCCTTCATATATGGTTCTGCAGCATACTCTAAAGCATCCAGAGAATCCACATTTAGCACACCATTATCAAGTCTTACATCGTCAGGCTTTGAGTCGTCCCATATTGCCTGAGAGAGAGCATCTTTTACATTTTTACACTTATCCAAAACAGAAAACCTTCCCTGTGCAATCATCGCATTAAAAAACCGTATCCGGTCAAGAATTTTGGTTTTTTTCGCCTTTTTCACATCTAATGCAAGATGCTCCTTTGCAACTGCATTTTTAAGACCCTGTATCAAAGTTGTTTCTGCGCTGTCGCAATAGGCTTCATGAAGTTGATAACGTTCCTTTTGTCGTCTGCAAAAATCCACAAATTCTGCCGACAGCCTCTCAGGACTAATCTGCTCTTTCAGATAAAATTCATCAAGAACCACCAAGGATGAAAACCCTTTTGTAAAACCCAGACATACAAAAGCATGAGCCGATTTGTTGCCGCCGAAGTCCACCCCTACCGTGGCAAAGGATATATCCTCAGGAGGAAATTCTTTTGTGTACTTCATTGGTTCATTTGCAAATTCAGGATACACCACACCTTCAGCCGCAACCCACTCGCCCTTTATGAATCTTTCGTAAAACACACCTGTGTACTCAGCCTTAAGGCTCCTTACATATTCATCGCTCAGATAAGGATTATCATCAATCAGAAACTTGATTCGCAAAAAATCCAGCCCCGACTTTTCGGCTCGTTGTATGTAGTTTGTCATCAACCAATGATTCGGTGAATCAGGATTTGTTGTGGCAAACAGCTTCGCACCGGGTTCTGACAGTCTCGACAAAAGCATCACAAAAAAATCCTCATCAAAAAGTGTCAATTCATCCAGATATGCACCCTTTAGCGTCAGCCCTCTTATTTTGCTTTCTGCCCTTGCATCACTTGCACCTTCAAGATACACCGTTCGTCCAAAAAGAGTGCCCTTTTTGGATGCAACGGAAAACTTAAAATTATCTGCACCCACCAGCGATGCCAACAAGTTAAGATTATTTCTTTCCAGTGCTGTCAGAGTCTTTGCTGCCATTAAAAAATTTGAGTCCTCAGGCTGAGTTGCAACCCACAAAGCCCACATTACAAGACTAATCCAGGTTTTTCCCGAGCGTACCGACCCTTCTAAAAGATTGATTCTTTTTAGTTCATCATGTTTTAAAAGAGATATTACCTGCTCCTGTTTTTTCGAAAAAGTGACCACACTACCTGACAT